AACGCTAAGGGCCGAAAGCGGTGGACTGGGCGGTAAAACAGGCTTGTATGTTGTTAAAGTACTGAAACCGTATGGCTCAACAGGCGGTGTGTGTGGCTTAAAAATTGCTGAAAATAAAACAGGTATAGCGTCAACGTGTGCTGCACGTGATTATAAAGGCATCAGCAGGCATGACGGCAACGCTGTTGTCTGCATGAGTATCAGAGGACAGAAACTGCAAAAGCAGATTGATGTAGCTCCGACCATTGACACTGGTTGCAGAGACAATTTAACGCGTAAGCAGACTTGTTGCGCAGTGTTAACGCCAGACCGAGGAGAGAAACGGCAGAACGGCAGGCGAATAAAAGAGCCGGGCGAGCCTAGTTTTACTTTGACAGCGCAGGACAGACACGGCGTAGCGCTGCTTGACGAAAATATCCGTATTCGCCGCTTAACTCCTCGTGAGTGCTGGCGTTTGCAAGGCTTTCCAGATGAATATTTTGACAAAGCGAAAGCGGCAGGTATCAGCGATACTCAACTGTATAAGCAAGCAGGAAACGGCGTTACTGTTAATGTGGCACGTGCTATCGGCGAAAGGTTAAAGGAGATTGAGAAAAATGAAACTCTATGAAGCGGTGTGGTTGAGTTGCAGGGAAGAGGTGACGCCGATATTATGATTAATTTGTATCCCGCAATTGCCGAAACATTGCATATCCCTGTTGGCAAGGAGTTTAAGCTCAAACCTAAACATGGTGGAGCGTATCCGGCACAGTACCGTTTTAGCGCTGATGATTTGGAGTACCGTCCAAGCCAGTGCTGCCATTGGTCAAGCATTACTAATCAGTCCATGCAGATGCGTATTTTTCTGGTCTTGCTGCGTGGCGATGTGGAGGTTGTTAAAGATGAGTAAAAATCTAATCCCGGAAATCGCTAAGATGCTCGGCGTGGAGCTGGGCGAAGAGTTTAAAGTCAAAGGCTACGAAGGAATGACCTATACTCTCACTGACGACGGATTGAAATTAACCTATGATGGTGGTATTGAAATACCCTACATATTTACTAACTTAGCCCTTGTTGCCTTGGTGAAGGGCAAAGATGAAATTGTGAAGCTGCCGTGGAAGCCGAAAGAAGGCGAGAGCTATTGGACATTCATTCTTTATGATTGCGATATTAGGTTGGGTATTGAACCTCGCAAGTGGACTAACGACATGTTTGACTTTGCATTTTTAAAAGCAGGATGGATATATCGTACTTACGAAGAAGCCGAAGCAGCACTTCCTGCCGTGGCTGCGGAAATAGGTGTTGAGTTTATAGTTAAGGAGGACTCTAATGACTGAATTTAGAGAATTTACATCGTTTATTAATGATGAACTTGTTCGCGTAGGAACTTTGTTTACGGAAAAACAGCAGCAGTATTCTGCTGGCGCTGATCCGCTGTCAAACTTCCGCACCAGTGCATTGCTGGAGCATCACGATGGCGGTTACGATATGATGTATGATGTGGCTAAGGGATATCTGAATAAGCATATCGCTTTTCTCTATGACCATGGTATTGCTGACAAAACGGAAGAATCCTTGCGCGACATGGTGGTCTATGGTCTGATTATGTTATACATGGTCAAGAAGCACAAGGAATGGCTTGCACAAGTGAAGGAGTGACCTTGATGAGCAGTAAACGTAAACTTAAGCGCCGCAATCCTGCGCCGGTGGCAGGCTTTAAATACGAGCGCATGTGCCAGGCTGTGTCCGAGCAGGCTATCTATCGTGTGCTGGCTGTTGCGATTGATATCCTCTGGAATGATTTCGGTGGTCTGCAGCGCAAGGACCAACGTCTGAAATTCTTCGCTGAGACATTCCGTGAGCGTCTGGAAGTTGTAGACCAGGGCTTTACGCCGACGCAGCAGGAAGCTATGGATGAGCTGCAGCGCCAGGCTGGGTATAGCGTAGTGTTTAATGCAAAATAATTCAGCGACCGCTCATCTGATGGTGGGCGGTCGTTTTTTTGAAAAAATGACTTGACTTTTTGCAACCCATAAATTAAAATGAAGCTGTGGCCAAAAGTGAGGTGAAAAATATGAGCCCACGAACAGGTAGACCTAAAGCAGAAAATCCCAAAAATATTCAGTACAGTGTGCGTTTGGATGATGCTACTGAAGCTTTACTTACTAAGTATTGTACAGAGCATAATATTACAAAAGGAGAAGCAATACGCCGAGGAATTCATTTGCTTTTAGGCATAAAAAAATAAGACATCCGTTGACCCTGAGAAAGTACGCGAATGTCTTATTCCAGACGAGGAGCTATCCTCGTGAAATATTCTATCATGAGATAGCTCCTTTTTCAAGAAAGGGAGATAATTTTATGGAATTACAGACATTTCAGCACGAACAATTTGGAAATTTGAGAATCATGGATGAGGACGGTGTTGTTTGGTTTATTGGTAAAGATGTAGCACAAGCCTTGGGGTATAACAATCAAAGTAAGGCTATTCAACAACACGTTGATGAGGAAGACAAAAAGAAAATTGATATTCGAGCCTCCCAAAATGGGAGAGTCGAGAACAATCTCGTATCTAGAGCCTGGCTCATCAACGAATCCGGCTTATACTCGCTCATCCTCTCGTCTAAGCTCCCAGCGGCGAAGTCATTCAAGCGTTGGGTGACAAGCGAAGTTCTTCCGTCCATCCGCAAGACTGGCAAGTATGAATTTATTCCGCACGGCGAGGACGATGAGCCTATAACCGATGTGACGCAGCTTGAGTTTGACCAGCGCATCCGTATTGCTGCCATCATAGCCAGCTGCCGCAGGGAACGCCTGCCGATGGTGGCCAAGATTCTCTCGCTTGATTTTGACGAATTTACACAGCTACTGGCGCAGAATGCTTCTGATGCAGAGCAGCTTGCGTATCAGTACATCACTAGCGTGTATGATTCCATGCAGCGCGATACGCCGATTCAGTATTTTTACAACGGCTATGCGAAGTGGTGCATGGAACAGGGCATAACGGCTCTGAATAAAACCGCTCTCGGGAAAGTATTTAAAAAGTATTTCCCTGTGCAGGCAGTCGCCACATCCTACTACGAAGGCGGTCAGCGCATATTTGGCTGCGTCCGCTGCTATCGTAAAATGGGAGGTGCTGCAAAATGACCTACAAAGACCTACCCGCAAGCATTAGAAACCAGGTCGAAGAACTTGAAATCAGTATTGATAATAAGACTCAGTGTCTTGATACGTTGTACGCTTTGTTCCCAGACAAAGAAACGGTTATCACTATGCTGGTTGAAAAGTACGCCGAACAGCGGCAAAAAGAACTTGTTGCTGAGGAAGCTCTACGCAAGGCGGGCTATAATGTAGCAGAGCTGCGTGTCGCTTACTGGAATGCTTAATTAAAGGATAGGTGCTCAAAAAATAAATAGATCCACCACGGTTGAAAACCATCAAGTCCCAGCTTGATGGTTTTATTTTTTTGAAAAAATGACTTGAAGCCGTGAAAAAAAAGCGGTATAATATAACCACGGAGAAGTGTCGATAAAAGCGGCATTTGCCTGTCCCTTTCTGTTGCGAAGCGGTGCGTATTTTGACTGAATGCGCACCGCTTTACTATATTGTTTATGTAGCGTCTGGCTTTTAGCTGGGCGCTTTTTTTATGCCCGGAAGCCGTAACCTAAGGGACGGGACATCCCTTATTATTCTCAAATCCTCAGCGGTAGTCCGGGCACCAATAAATGACTTGCAATTATTGATGGAGTGAGTTAAGATGCTTATAAAGTACCTACTGCTTGCAGCGCGTGTGTGGGATGATTGGGATGAATCGAAACATCCGCGTAAGTCTAACGGGCAGTTTAGTGCTGGCGGTAGAACTTCCCAATCACCGCTCAGGCGTGCGGCTGAGGTTGTAAAGCCGAAGCGTAAGAGCAGAAAATCTAGTAAGATTACACCAGCTGAGCGTGAGCGTGTAACTCATGAAATCAGTACATGGTTCCATGGGCGGTTTGATGGTCTGCATAAAAGTTCTATTGCCGTAGGAAATTACGTTTATCTATTTACCATCAATGAGTATGGTGATTATGATATTTATTCTAAAATTTTGCTGAAATGAGGCATATTATGGAAGAACAACTTAGAGAAGCATTAAAAAAAGTTCCTCGCTATTATGAGGATTTTGAGACTGCTGTAGTTTTGCTGTTGGAGGATAACGAGGAAGCCATGCGCGAATTAATAGCGTTTATTGATTCCTCTCCTGAAGCACGAGTTGATGATGTGCTTGATATAGCTGAAGAACTGTCTGATCTTGAGGAGGCTGATGCAGATGAGTGAAAAATCCTCTGGTGGAGCACGTCGTGGCGCAGGTCGTCCGAAGCTGCCGCCTGAACTTAAATCAAAGCGCAAGCATTACAACTGGTACGTCACGGAAGAAGAGCGTGCGTTCCTGCTGGAGCAGCTTGCTGAATATCGAAAAAATCACTAATGTAAACCTCGAGCTTAATGGCTCGGGGTTTTTCGGTTTCCGGAGGTAATTATGAAAATCATTGATATGCCTATCGGCGATGTGGTCCCGTATAAAAACAATCCACGGCGCAACGATGCAGCCGTGAAGCCGGTTATGGAATCACTGAAGGAGTTCGGCTGGAAACAGCCTATTGTTATTGACAAGAACAATGTTATTGTCTGTGGTCATACGCGTCTGCGTGCTGCTAAACGACTTAAGATGAAGACTGTACCGTGTGTGATGGCGGATGACCTTACGCCGGAGCAGATTAAGGCGTTCCGTTTGGCAGATAATAAAACCGCCGAGTTTGCAAGCTGGGACATGGACATGCTCAACAGCGAGCTGCTTGACATCAAAGGTATCGACATGGGCGACTTCGGTTTTGATATGCCGGAGCCTGAACCGGAGGAGGATGCTTTTGATGTGGATGCAGCGCACGAGGAAGCTGCTAAGAATCCTGTAACTACGCCGGGCACGCTGTACCAGCTCGGGAACCATCGCTTATTATGTGGCGATTCAACAAATCGTACTGATGTAGCACGTTTATTGGGGGGGCAAATGGTTGACATGGTGTTTACTGATCCTCCCTACAATGTCGCTTACCAAGGCGGCACAAAAGACAAGCTCACAATTAAAAATGATTCGATGAGTGAGGCTGAATTCAAAAATTTTTTAGATGCAGTGTTTGATAATTATTTTGCAGCGATGAAGCCTGGCGCGTCCTTTTACGTGTGCTATGCTAGTCGCAGTGCGGTCGAATTCCGGCAGGCTATTGTCGATGCCGGTCTGCTGCTGAAGCAGGACCTTGTCTGGTGCAAGAACACATTTACGCTGGGACGGCAGGACTACCAATGGCAGCATGAGCCTATCCTGTACGGCTGGAAGCCTGGCGCAAAGCACCGCTTTTTTGGCGGTCGCAAGCTGTCAACTGTTATACCTGACAACTATCCGGTGGAGGTTGGCTACGATGCCGATGGGCATCAGCTCATCCACATCAGCATCGGGCTTAAGACTGTTTGTCTGCGTGCCGACAATGTGGAGGCTGTGGATACGGAAGAGGTCAACAGCGTAATTCATGTTGACAAGCCCACGCGTAACGCCGAGCATCCCACCATGAAGCCGATTGCCCTCTGTGCTAAGTGCATCAAGAACAGCTGCCAGCAAGGTGATGCTGTTCTTGATTTGTTTGGTGGCTCCGGCTCCACGCTCATTGCCTGCGAGCAAATCAACCGCCAATGCTACAGCATGGAGCTTGATCCTGTGTACTGCGATGTCATCGTTAAGCGTTGGGAGGCTCTCACCGGCAGGAAGGCTGAGGTAATCGGTGGCTAATGAACAGAACCTCAATCCTTGTCGAAGCAAGAGCGAAGCAAGAGAAAGAGGTGCTGCTGGTGGTCGCGCATCTGGTGAAGCTCGCCGCCGGAAGCGTGCCATGCGTGAGGTCCTTGATGACCTGCTGCAGATGCCGATCAAGCGTGGCGAGCTGAAGAATGTTGAGTGCCTGAGTGACCTAACGGGACCGAACGGCAGGTTTACCTTGCTAAATAATCCTAAGGTTAATCTTACCGTTGAACAGGCAGTCTTACTCACACAGGTGTTTCTTGCCGTGGTACAGGGCAGCACGAAAGCTGCGACGTTCCTACGCGACACTGCAGGGCAGAAAATTCTTAAGGACGCCGAAGAACAGTCCCAATACGAGGACGATGGCTTTACTGACGCAATCAAACGCAGTGCAAAGGATGTGTGGAAATAATGGGCATCGTTGGCAGGCTGCGCAGTATTATCAAACCTGTTATCAAGTTCTACGAGTTTAGTAAAAAACAAATGCAAATCTTAACGTGGTGGTGTGAGGACTCTCCCTACCACGACTATAATGGCATTATAGCTGACGGCTCCATCCGTGCTGGTAAAACGGTAGCGATGGCCGTCTCTTTTGTTATTTGGGCTATGGATACCTACGATGGCCAGAACTTTGCTATGTGTGGTAAAACCGTAGGCAGCTTTCGGCGTAACGTCTGGAAATGGCTCAAGCCTGTATTGCTGGTGCGTGGCTATCAGGTGGAAGAATCACGCACGGAGAACCTTATTGTGGTGGCTCGCAAGCAAGGCAGCACGATGAAGCTGAATTACTTCTACGTGTTCGGCGGCCGCGACGAGTCCTCGCAGGACCTTATTCAAGGTATTACTTTGGCTGGTCTGTTTTGCGACGAGGTTGCGCTCATGCCGGAGTCGTTTGTCAACCAGGCATCCGGCCGCTGCTCTGTTCCGGGCGCTAAGCTGTGGTTTAACTGTAACCCGGATAACCCGATGCACTGGTTCCTGCTACGCTGGATTGAGAAGTGCGACGAGAAGCGCTTGCTGCATATCCACTTCTTGATGGACGACAATCCGTCTCTATCCGACGAGGTGCGTGAACGTTACCGGACGATGTATTCCGGTGTGTTCTATCGCCGCTTCATTCTAGGTGAGTGGGTAATGGCGCAGGGCGCTATCTACCGTGATGCGTGGAGTGATGAGCTGCTCTTTGGTGATGATCAGCTGGAGTATTTACTCAAAAATCTGCACGTCATGAAGCGCTCCATCACGATTGACTATGGCACCGTGAACCCAATGGTGTATCTGGACGTGCTAGATGATGGGCGCGACCTGTGGTTTATCCGCGAGTATTATTGGGACAGCCGCGCCGAGGAAAAGGAGAAGGACAACAGCCAATACGCCGACGACCTGCTTGAGTTCGTGCGTGGCGTGGAGCTGTGGCCGACAAATGTGGTAATAGATCCATCTGCAGCAAGCTTTAAAATTGAGCTGCGTAACCGTGGCTTGCGTGCGAAGGAGACGGTGGAAACAATCAACGCCGACAATGATGTTATTGAGGGCATCCGTAAAGTGAACACGTTGCTAACCCGTCGCCGCATCCATTTTTATCGTGGTTTAGTGCACACGCTGAAGGAGATGCAGTCCTACGTTTGGGACGACAAGGCTCTGCAGCAGTCCGGCAAGGAGAAGCCTATTAAAGTAGCTGACCATGCGCCTGATGCGGTGCGCTACTATGTATCAACAGTCATCAGGCCTAGGAGGATAGCAGAAAATGGTTAAACGTAAACGCAGGCGTGCCCTGGACAACGCTCCGGCGTCACAGCCAATACGAAGCAGGGCACTCGATGCCTTTAGCAATGTGCTGGCTCGCTTGGGCGCAGGCACTCCGAACCTGCTGGAAGGCACGGAGTACAGCTTGCAGCGCATGTCGCGTGATTTTAACACTTTAAATGCTCTCTACCGTGAGAGTTGGATTGTCCGTCGCATCATCGACGTTATCCCGGCGGACATGCTCAAAAACTGGATAACGATTACCAGCGGTCTGGACCCCGATGTAGAGAAGCGGCTCAGTCTTACTCTGCGTCGTACTCAGCTCATTGACAAGCTTAAGCGTGGCATGCAGTGGGGCAGGCTCTACGGTGGCGCGCTAGGCGTGATGTTGGTCAAACACCAAGGCTACGACCTTAGCCAACCGTTGCAGCTTGACTGGATAATGCCTGGCGATTTCGCAGGGCTGCTCATCTTCGACCGCTGGAACGGAGTTAACCCATCCAGCGAGCTTATCGAAGATATTTCTGATCCTGATTATGGTTATCCGAAATATTACACTGTAACTGATCCTGCCGGTGGTGGCTCCGTGAAGATTCATTATAGCAGGGTAGCTCGATTCCCCGGAGCCACGCTACCGTTCTGGGAGGAAATTGCAGAGATGCAATGGGGCGCGTCTGTCATTGAGTCTATTTTTGATGAGCTGCGTAAGCGTGACAATGTGAGCTGGAACATTGCACAGCTCACGTTTATGGCGAATATCCGCGTGCTTAAAATGCAGGACTTAGGTCAGCTTCTGGCGGCGACGGACAACGAGTCGCAGGCTGAGCTGCTGCGAACGCTGGAAGCGCAGAACATGCTGCTGAACAATATGGGCATGCAGGTTATGGATGCTGCAGATGGTCTGGAAACACACCAGTATACTTTCGGCGGCCTTGCTGACTGCTATCAGCAGTTTATCATGGACATCAGCGGCGCTGCTGAAATTCCGGTGACGCGTCTGTTCGGGCGCTCTCCCTCTGGACTCAATGCTACAGGCGAGAGTGACCTGCAGAACTACTACGACATGATAGCTGAGAAGCAGGAGTCTTATCTGCGTCCTATTCTGAACAAAGTGCTCCCGCCGTTCATTATCTCGACACTAGGAAGCCTGCCGGACGACTTTGACTTTGAATTTGACCCGGTTGCAGAGCCTACGGATAAAGAGCGCGCCGACCTTGCCAAGTGTGGCACAGATAACGTTGTAGCTGCTTACAATGCTGGTCTTATCTCTCAGCGCACTGCGTTGAAGGAGCTGAAGCAGCAGAGCGAGCGCACCGGTGTCTGGACGAACATCACCGATGAGGACATCGAGCGTGCGTCCGACTCAGTGGAGCCGCCTGGCGAGATGGGTGGCATGTTTGGCGGCATGGGCGGTGGCGAGGCTGCTGGTGCTGAACCTCAGCAAAATAAACCGCCTGAATCCGAATAAACAACTTGCAATAATTATGCATAAGAGTTAATATATACACACTAAAAATTACGGAGGTTAGTGTCATGGATAAAACAGCTACGAATTTAGCTCGCTTAAGAGCCTATGATGAAAATCCATGGGATGAATCTGAACATCCTAGAGCTGAGAATGGGCGTTTTACCTCTGGCTCTAGTAATGAATCTAATTCTTCTAGCAGTGAATCTGATCTTGCAGATATTTTCCCGAAAGGGACAGGCAAAATTAAAGAAACTATAGGCAAGAGAGGAACCACTCGCATTGAAGCCTCGAATGGGGACGAGATTATGATTAGCTACAATCGTTCAAAAGACAGGTATGATATTGAATTCTGGGGTCCAGATGATCTTGAAGCTAACGAAGTTATACATTGTGATGATATACATGATATAAATCGTGAGCTTATTAAACGGTATGACATTGAAGTTAGTTATTCATAAGGAGTGTAATCATGGATAAAACTAAACTTAACCTGGAACGCCTGCGTGCTTATGATGCTGAATGGGAAGAAGACAAGCACCCACGTGCCGAAAACGGTCAGTTTACTTCTGGCGGCGGCAGCGCCGGTGGGGGAGCCGAAAGTGCTAATAAGTACGGTTACAGTCGTTCTGAACAGCATGTTGCCAGTAAAATGGAAGAATGGGGCAATGAGCAAGGAAACATTGCTGCTCTTGAAGCCGCCGATGTTTTTCGCGATGCGCATAAAGATGAAAATGATATGCGTGAAGTTTTAAAATCTGTACGCCAGCATTTGGCTGAAAATGAAGATGACATTCGTGGTTATGATGAAAATCCCAAAAATTTTGACAAGGTTATGGAACAGCTGGATGATATGGAGTCTATGCTTAATGACCAAGACGATTATGAATTTAAGCATGGCGAGATCAAATCTCCACTTCGTCAGGCTGCTGAGACGATTCCGGGTAAGAGCACGAAAGCTGTTCCGGAATTCGGTAGCGAAAAATTCCATTTTGACGTATCAAATTACAAAACGGTTGTATCTGGAAAGGATGCCAATACGCCAGAAGGCGAAGTGCACAATAGCATTATTGGTATGCTGGAAACAGATAATCCCACTAAATATGATATCGCTAACGCTGCGTTTTATTTGGCGGATGAAGACTATAACGATAAAGTGCGTCATTGCCGTGAAATGATACGTAAAGCAAAGGCTCAGGGTAAATCCAAAGCATCCCAGGAATGGGGCGAAGCCTTGATTAAGGCAAATAAGCAAGTAACTTTACTAAATGCTATTGGTGAAGCAATGAGAAAATAAAATTATGAAAAAATTTAAAATGCCGCGAGTCATTGAGCGCTCTTATGCCAGCGCCATTGACCGCCTGATGCAAGGACTGAAGCGTGAGTTATCTCACGTTGCCAGTCCTTTTTTTATTGCTGACATAATGCGTCGGCTGGCACGTTCCCCGACTTTTATTCGTGCCTGCGACCAAATCGCGCGCTCGATGGCTACGCATCTGTTCCGCGACGGGCATAAGACGTGGCGTGCCGCAGCAGCCGAGGGCAGCAAGGGGCGAATAATTCGCACCGCCCTACAGCGCGAGCTTGCCTCACCACGCGTCACGAAAGTGTACGAGGGTATAATCAGTCGCAACGCTGAATTAATCCGCTCTATGCCGCTCACGCTGGCTGATAGGGTGGCTCATAAGGTTGCTAAAGGTTATGAGCAAGGCTTGCGACCGGAGGCGATGATAGACGATATCCTCAAAGAGTACCCGCACATGACCGAAGCTCATGCAAGGCTCATCGCCCGCACGGAAACGTCTAAAGCCAGCACGGCTCTGACGCAGGTGCGTGCTGCTGATGCAGGGCTTGAGTGGTACGTCTGGCGGACAAGCGAGGACTCTCGTGTGCGTCCTGCTCATGCTCATATGGATGGCGTGATTATCCCTTGGAGCGAAGCTCCGGCGCCGGAGTTACTCAACCATGAGAAGTCGCAGGGGTACTACCATGCGGGAAACATTTATAATTGCCGCTGCTATCCTGAGCCGCTTATAAGGTTTGACCAGGTGGCGTGGCCAGCTAAGGTGTACCGAAACGGCAAAATCGAGCGCATGGGCATAAAACAATTTAAACGATTACTACCTGGAGGTGAGCTATGAGCAAGGCATATTTTGGCTCACGAATTTCCGATCACATCCTTAAAACGCCAGAAGGCTTTCTGATCTGCAAGGACGTTCCGATTGCTCGTACAGGTACGCAGCAGTATCGAGGCTGCGAGTTCGGCGGTCCGGTCGCTGATGGCATTTATAATGTTCAGCGTCCTGAAGCTGAAGTCTTTGACCGTGCTGCCGTGGCAAGCTTTGAAGGCAAGCCAGTATGCGATGAACATCCGGAAGAAGATGTCACACCTGATAATTATGGGCGGTACATGAAAGGCGTGTGTCGTGATGTGCGTCGAGGCGATGGCGACTTGAGTAATTGCTTGGTCGCTGATTTAGTTATTTACGATGCTGACCTTATCAATAAGATTGAGGCCGGCAAACGCGAGATATCTTGCGGCTATGACTGCTTGTGGAATCCGACGAGTGACTCCAGCTATGATCAGCTGGAAATCCGCGGCAACCATGTAGCGGTTGTTGATAGAGGCAGGGCGGGGCACAAGGTTGCCATCCGTGACACTGCCGACGATAAAAAAGGAGGTACAAAAATGTCTAAATCTTTGATTGGACGTATCCTGCGAGCTTTGGCTCGCGACGAATCTACTACACCGGAGGACATGGAGGCTGCTGCAAAGCTTGCAGGCAGCTCTGATGCTGAACCGCGTCCTCAGCCTGCACCAGCTCCTGCTCCCGCAGCTCCCGCAACACCAGCGCCTGCTGCTGTGCCGCAGCCTGAAAATAAACCTGCAGCAATGGACGAAGCTACCGAGGCACGCTTCAAAAAAATTGAGGACGCGCTGGAAGCTATCAGCTCTAAGCTGAACTCTGCGCAGCCTGCTGCTGAGCCTAAAAAGGACGCTCTGGACGCGCTGGAGGAAGAGCTCCAAAACAAAGCGCCTGCTGCTGAACCAGCTCCTGCCGGTGACGAGGATGATGTAATCGAGCCGCCTGAAGATATTAATGCGCAGGATGCAGCGCCGGAAGAAGATGTTGAGGGCGAGTGTGTTCCCAATGCTAAAGAAGCACGTGACGCAGCTATGGCTTTAATTAAAAACTTGAAGCCTGCTGTTGCAGCCATCCTCAATGAGGCACAGCGCAAACGTGCGGCTGACTCTCTGGCTATCCTCATCAAAGGCTCTATGCAGCAGGATGCTCAATATGGCAAGCTGATGCAGATGCGTCGCCGTTCCGCTGCACAAGACAGCAAGCCTGATGATTACGCTCTGGGGCGTGAGATTGCTAAAAAATATAATCCACATTATAAAAATCGCTAAGGAGGCAAAACGATATGAGTGGTAAAGCAATTGGTATCTCTATGAATTTTGGCTATCCCGGTAACTACGCCCGCACTCCGGACGATATCGTGGCTAGCCGTCTGTTAAACGAGGAAAGCGAAGCTATCCCGTTTGGTGCCGCTGCCTGCATTAAAGACGATAATACTTATGAAGCTGTGGGTGCTACAACTACCGCTACTGATGTCGCTGGCATTGCGCTGCGTGTTGTTAAGCAGGCAGTATCTTATGCAGAGCAAAATAAAACCGAGTATCAGCCTGGTCAGTATATGTCTGTCCTGGAACGCGGCGCTGCTACTGTTGTATGTAATGTTGGCACTCCGAAAGCTAACGGTAAAGTTTACGTGCGCGTTAAAGCTAATACTTCTATCGCTAACGGCGTTGTTGGCGGCTTTGAAGCTGCAGCTGACAGCACTAACACCATTGAAATTCCGAATATGCGCTGGACTAGCGGCGCAATGGATGCGAATCGTGTCTGCGAAGTTACTCTGCTGACTCGTGCTTCTGCGTAATATAAGGAGGTATAAATAATATGGCAACTGGAAAATTTGGCTTTTATAGCCCGGACGCTGGTATGCGTAATCTGGGTAATTTGGCCATGCAGAATGGTGGTCGTAAAAGATTCCGCGGCTCTGCATGGGATGCTGCTGCCAGCTCTGGCATGGCGTACATTACAGGCGAACTTGAAAAGGTTGATCCTAAGCTGCGCGAACCGCTGGCCAGCGTAACCTGGCAGCGCGATATTGTCGCCAAGACTGGCGGCGGCTGGGTAGAATTCACTTCTACTTTTGATGTTGACTATGCTACTTCTGGTGCAAACGCTAACAGTATCACTGCTCCCGGTGCTACTACAATCCCTGTAATGCAGGTCAACACCAGCAAGAACATGTTCAAGGTATCCACCTGGATGCACGCTATGCAGGTACCGTTTATCGACCAGGCAAAAATGAAGCAGATTGGCCGTAATCTGGAAGATTTGCTGGATAAGGGCGTTAAACTTAACTACAACAAAACTCTTGACCTCAATGTATACAACGGCTTTAAAGAGGCGGGTACTACCGGTCTGTTGAATGATCCGAATGTTGTTACCTACACTGTGGGTAATGGCAAGGCTGGCACTGCTACATGGAATACTAAAACCGCAGATGAGATCCTGCATGACATCAACAATGCGCTGGTGGATGCGTGGGCTGCATCCGAGTACGACATGAAAGGCATGCCGAATCATATTCTGATTCCGCCGAAGCAGTATGCTTACATCACCATGCAGAAGGTTTCCGATGCTGGTAACATCTCCATTATGGAGTATCTGATGCAGAACAATATTGCTAAAGAGCAGGGCGGCTCTATCACCATTGAGCCTTGCCGTTGGTGCATCAAGGCTGGCACCGGTCAAAAAGACCTCATGATGGTTTACGTAAATGATGAGGATATGGTCAACTTTGATTTGACTGTGCCTATCACCCGCGCGTATACTCAACCGTCTGTTGAGCGTGCCGCCATCCTGACTTTGTTTGCAGCGCAAATCGGCCAGGTTAAATTCATGTATTACCAACCTGTCGCATATCACATCGGTATCTGATTAGGCAATATTCTAGCCAGGCGTTTATCGTCTGGCTTTTTTATTTGAGGAGGACAATCAATGGTTATTTTAACTAAAAAACGCTTTGGCTTTGTGAAGCAAGACGGTACTGAACGCATTGATGCGGAACGATTTTTGACTAAGGGTGGCATGGAAATTGAGGATGCTCCCGATTGGATTGCAACTGATCCGCTGTATGCGCTGGCTGTTGAATCTGGCGACCTTGTGCCGGTCAATGGTAAAACTCCGAAGGCTGAGGCAGAAGCTGTTGCCAAAGCCAAGAAACTCACCAAAGCGGAGGATAAAAGCGAATAAGGAGGTGCATTATGTACCATCCGCTGATTGCTCAGGCGAGCAATATCAAAACGCAGGAGAATCCTCCCTACACCAAGGAGGACTTCCTGGCATTCTATCCACAGTTTGCTGAGCCGCTGCCGGAAATAGTGCTGGACAGCTTTGTAGAGCTTGGTCAGGCGTGTGTAAGCGAGCAGCGCTATGGCAAGATGTGGAGAATGGCCATCGGATTATTCATCGCCCATATGTGCACCCTTTACATGCAGTCTGCTGCAGACCCGGGGGCACCTGCTGCTGATATCCTTGCCGCAGCTCAGGCCGCTGGTGTTGTTACGGGTGAGTCTGCTGATGGCGTGTCCTACAGTATGGATACATCAGCCCTGTCACAGGACCTTGCAGGTTGGGCTGCTTTCAGGTTGACTGCGTTTGGCGTGCAGTTTGCCACTCTGGCGCGTTTTGCTGGCAAGGGAGGCATGTATGTATGGTGAGCGTAAAAACTTCCCATAGAACGGCCAACGGTGGCCTACAGGGACTAATGGACAGAGTGCAATCTTTGAGCAACAACAAGCTCTATGTGGGTATCCCGAAGGAGAAAACTTCTCGTGGCGATGAGCCTATCAATAATGCGAGCCTGCTGTACATCCATACGCATGGCATCCGGCGCAAGTCCATGCGTGCGGAAATGCAGGGCTATATGGATCAGGGCATGGAGTACAGCCTGGCTTATCAGTTGTATGTCCAGACGCACGGTTCGCCGCTTTGGCATGCTCCACCGCGTCCGGTTATCGAGCCTGCCATCGCTAAGCACCACCGTGAGATTGCAGAAGAATACGCTAAGGCTGTAAAGGCTGCTATGACTGGCGAAGGAGCGAGGGCTGATGCTTTTATCAAACGTACTGGCCTGCTGGCGCAGAACATCTGCCGCAAATGGTTTACGGATGCCGAGAATGGCTGGCCGCCTAACTCCCCGAAAACCATAGATAAAAAGACCAAAGGCAAGGGCGGCAAAACTAATCCGCTGATTGATACCGGTGCCTTGCGTAAGGCTATTGTTTATGTAGTAAGGAGTGATTGTCGTGGTTAATGTTGGCAGAGTGGTGCGCAGCAAGCGTTTAGGCTGCCAGCGCATTACTGTCAAACGCTACGCTGCCAGTTGGCAAGATGGAGCTTATACTCGCGATGAGGACAATCCTATTGTGCTACAGGTGGCGGCGATTGTTACTGTTGCCCAGCCCAAAGATTTACAGTTATTGCCTGAAGGTGACCGCGTCACCGGGGCAATGAAGTTTTTGACGAATGTTGAGCTGCACGCGACCAATGGCGAAGCTATCAGCGATGAGCTGGAATGGCGCGGAGCACGTTACAAAATCCTCACCGTTACCCCTGATATTGATTATGGCTTCTACCGTTCTATCGGGACGCGATTGGATGGTGACGGTGTTGGTTAAGAACATTGCTGAATTTGAATCTTTAATGTGGGCGGAGCTGATGGACATCCTCGGGCATGATGCTAAGACAATACCGCCGCCTGTACGCCGCTCTTGGCCAACGGACGGAGGCCCCGACTGGAAGCTTACAGACAACGTGGTCTTTATGCAGTGCACCGAGGCAGCAGAGGACATCATGCAGCCTATTGATGAGCGTTGGGAAGCTTCAGGGCGTGATTTTTTGCGCGAGAGCGCCAGTACACGCACCATGCAGCTACGCCTGAATGCTTATGGGCCTGCTTGCTATGAATCGCTTTTGCAAATTCGCCTTGAGCTGCTGCGTGGCCGGCCGAAGCTCAAAAAACAAAAAATCTATATTATTCCCGGCAAGGATTCCATCCAATATGCGCCTGAACTATTTCAGGGGCGTTGGTGGAAGCGTGCCGATTTGACTTTATATTTTAATGTACTGATCAGCGTTGAATCTATTGTGAAAGCAATTGAAGAAGTCAACGTTACGATTAAAGCAAACGAGCCTGGTACGAGTGATGTTATCCTTGAGCCAGGTGAAATTATTATTAAGAAAGGGTGATTTTGTTGGCTTATAAATTGGACTTATCTCCGATTGTCGACGTGGTTATCAACCTGTCTGCGAAGGCTGCTGCTCGCAAGGGATTTAACTTGGGCTTGATTATTGGTAAAAGCACAGTCATTCCGGCAGAAGAGCGTGTGCGCATATATACTAGCGCATCTCAAATGCTGACTGACGGATTTGTAGAAACGTCTCCGGAATACAAAGCTGCTCAGCTCTATTTTGCTGCTACTACCAGCCCGCGTAAGCTGGCGGTGGGCGTAAAGCTGACGGCAGATGAAAATTTAACTGCTACGCTGGAGGCTTGCCGCGCTGCTAATTCTCAGTGGTGGGCATTTAGCTATCTGGGTGCTGAAGATGTTGATATCAAAGATTGTGCTGCATGGTGCGAGAACGCTGTGCCTGACAGCGTCTACATGTATACGACTGCTGATAAAAGCGTACTTGACGCATCTGGCGATGCAAAGAGCATTTTTAAGGCTTTGCAGGATAAAAACTATCGTCGCAGCTTTGGTCAGTATTGTGGTGACACAGATACTCCTGATGCTGTTGCAGCTACTATGGGCTACGCGATGGGCGCTAACCGTGGCCTTGCCGGTGATGCGTTTACGCTGGCGTATAAAACTCTGCCCGGCGTAAAAACAGATGACCTGTCTGAATCTCAGGTAACCCATGTGTGTGGCAGTGCTGAATCTACAGGTCATAACGGTAATGTATATATTACTCGTGGCGAGGAATACGATGTTTTGCAGCAGGGCTATATGGCTGATGGCACGAGCTTTGATGAAGTGCTGTATCTTGATATGCTGCGTAATGACATTACTCTTAATGTCATGGACCTGCTGTATCAGCGCCGCAAATTGCCGCAGACTGAAGCTGGCGTTACCAGCATTATTAATGTTATCAATGATGCTTGCCGTAAGTATGTAAAGTTAGGCTTTATCGCTCCGGGCAAGTGGAACGGTGCCGAGTGCCTGAATCTGCAGACAGGTGATTACCTGCCTGATGGCTATCTGGTGCAGAGCGAGCCTCTTGACGAGCAGTCTCAGGCTGACCGTGACAAGCGCAAGGCTCCACCGATTTATGTATGCTGCAAGCTGGCTGGTGCAATCGAATTTGTTACCATCCAGGTTAATGTTAACCGCTGAGGAGGCTATCTGAATGGAATTAACTACTTACAGTTTTGCTGATCTGGCTGGCTCTATTAACCATCCGACGTTTGGCTCTTACCTGTTTGATGGTACTGGCGTTGGCTCTGTAACTGTTGCTAAAGCTACCGACCGCACTGCTCATGACGTTGCCGCTGACGGTTCTGTCATGGTGTCCAAGATTGCGGGCAATAATGGCACTGTAACCATTGAATGTCAACAGACCTCTGCTATCCATAAATGGCTGAGCGCCTGGTTTAATGCGTTGTGGCAACTGCCTACAAGTGAATGGGCAAGCACCAGCATGACGCTGCGTAATACCGCGACAGGTACACGCCATATTATCTCCGGCATCTCGCCGCAGAAGGAGCCGGATACTCCGTATCAGAGCCAAGGCCAGCGCGTGTCTTGGACGCTGATGTGTGCTGAGATTACTAATCTGCCGATTTGACGATGGAGGTCTGAATCATGCTTAAACAAAAAACACAAGTTGTGGAGGTGGCTGGCAAATCCTACCAGCTCACTAAGATGGACGCTCGCACAGGCAGCTATGTTGCTTTTAAGGTTGCGGGCGTGCTGGCTCCCTCGGGCGGTAAAGCAGCCGAGATGGCAGCTGCCCTCATGGGCATGCCGCGCAAGGATTTTGATGAACTGCAATCCCTGCTGCTGCGCACTGTTAATCGTTTGATTGATAACGGTAATGGTCAGCAGCTCCCAGAACCTGTCCTGACGGCTAAGGGAGATTTTGTTGATGATGCTCTGGCGTATGATGCTGCCAGCGTTATCCAGTTGACTGTTCATGCGTTGATTTTTAATGTCGGAGGTTTTTTCGCCGCAGCCGGGTTGAATCTCCCGGCAGAATTGACGGGCAAACCTACGAGCCGATGAGTTATCCGACGCTTGATGCTTTCGCCTTTGCTCCTGTTGTTGCAGGGCTTTGGCGGCAGCACGAGCTGAGTGATGGCACGTATGATTTTGATGATTTGCTGGACGCTCACGAACTGTTGGCGGTCAAGGCAGAAAACGCACGGCGGATGCAGGAAGCCATGAGAAAGGAGTAGGCTGATGAGCAATATCTTAGAAGAATATCTTGTGCGCATTGGCGCGGAAGTCGACAAGGACGCTTTTGCCGGAGCTGCGCAAGCTATCAGCAAGTTATCCGGTATGCTCGGGAAGCTGGGTACTATCCTTAAATATGGCGGTATTTTTGTTGGGCTGGCTAAAGTTACGGAAGCTGTCATTGATAACATCAAGGCTGTGGCCAGCGCCGATTTGGAATACCAAAAGCTGGCGCAGTCAATGTGGGTGACAAAAGACACGGCTAAAACCTTGAGTGTGGTCCTGAAAACCATGGGCGCGTCGCAGGAAGATGTGGCGTGGGTGCCGGAGCTGCGTGAGCAGTTTTTCCGTCTGCGTCAGGAGATGGCAGAGCTGTCTACTCCTGCAGATGCTGACGGCCAGTTAGCCTGGATCCGTGAGATTGGGTACGATGTGCAAAGTCTGCAGCTTAAGCTAAAGATGTTTAAGGAATGGGTGGTCTACTACCTTATCAAAGAGCTGCAACCCTACATCAAAGAGTTTCAGGAATTTATCCGCTGGCTGAATGATAAATTCGGCAAGAACTTGCCTGCACTGGCACGTAAGGTAGCCAGCGTGCTGGCGAGTGTTGTGCGTGTAGCAATGTCGCTGGTCAAGGCTCTAAAATGGCTATTTGAAGGCATCTATAATTTTATTGACGCGCTGCCAAGTAAAACAAAGGCTTTAGTAGCTGTATTTGCTGTTGTCGGTGCTGCCATCATGGCAGGGCCGTTTGGCTTGATGATGATGGCCATCGGCACTGCACTCATCATGCTGGAGGACTTCTTTGGTTATCTTGAGGGACGCGAGAGCAGCAATACCTTAAAGCCGCTCTGGAAATGGCTCACGGATGAGAATAATCCGCTGCGTCGTCTTATTGAGAAGCTTAAGGAAGGCATTGCTTTTATCCTTGAGAAGCTCACGGAGCTATTTGAGAAAGTCTTTACCGAAGAACGGCAGGAGAAGCTTAAGAAAACCGTCGCTACCATTGCTAAGGGCGTTGCCGAAATGGCCGAAGGCCTGGCTACGATTGTTGAGAAGATTTTCGGCAAGAAGTATCCTGTTGTGAAGAAATTTTGGGATTACTTCTTGTTGGCTGTTGGCAAGGTTGTAGATAAGGTGCTCACGTTGGAAATTAGGCTGGCACGTCTATGGATAGCTTTGGGTAAAGCTATGCAGGGCGATTACGCTGGTGCTAAAAAAGCATTGCAGCTAGGCTCTGCTGATGAAGGTGCAGACAGCGAACGTGCCCAATACATCCGCGACAAGCTGATGTCATTAGGTTGGTCTAAGGCTGCTGCGTCCGGTATTGTCGGCAACTTAGTGCAAGAGTCCGGCTTGCGCACAGACGCTGTAGGTGATGATGGTACGTCTGGCGGCATAGCTCAATGGCATAATGAACGCTGGGACGCGCTCAGGCGCTTTGCTGCTGAACGTGGGAAGGACTGGACCGACCTTGACACTCAAATTGCATATCTTGACCATGAACTGCGCACGAACGAGAGTGAAGCAGGCAACAAACTGCGTAATGTGCAGGACGCTGCCGAAGGTGCAAGTGTATTTATGCGTGAGTTTGAGCGGCCTGACATTTTTTCCGCGAATGAGGACGATCGTGCTGCCAACGCTATGGTTATCTATAACAAAGATAAAGAATCTGCCGAGAATGCTACTCATGGTGGCGGCGGGTATAACAGCCTTGTTGCTCCTACGAGCTATGCTGCAGGTTTTGCTGCAGGTGGTACTGCCGGTCTTATGCCAATGGCGAACAGTACGGCAAATTATAACGGTGGAGTTATAAATGTTGGCGGCATCGTGGTTAATTGTGGGAACGTAAGTGATCCGCAGGGCGTGGCTAAGGCTGTAGAAGGAACAATGGAAGATTTTGCCCAGCGTCTTGCAGCGCATAACGGAGGGACGGTGTTTGTATGATTGATTTACCCAAAATCTCTTTGCAAAAGGAACTTCCGGGAGTGCTCAAAAGCACAGGAGTGAGTACAGGTACAGTGAATACACTGAGCGGATTATATTCTGCAGGCTCACTTGTGTCAAAAGTGTTTGCCGTCGGTAAAAGCATTGCATCCGGAAATCCGAGGAATTTACTTAACCAGAGCAATGCTTATGTTCCGTCTAAATGGGGGAGCGGTCTGGGCATTCAGCAGACGCTGATGGTTAAGACAAATATCGGCGGCTTCTTCTTCGATGCTGTGTTTAGCGTTGATACTGAGCATAGTCTTACTGTTACGCAGCACCCTGTGCAGACTGGTGCCAACATCAGTGACCATGCTTTTGTAAATCCTGTCCGCATCAGTATGCAGGTAGGTGTGTCTGATGCTATGGGTTACAGGTATGGTTTTGTGTATGAGGGTGCAGGCGTATATAAATCTGTGCAGGCTTACCGTATGCTCAGCAAGCTGCAGGAGCTGCGTGTGCCTATGGATGTTGTTACGCGCCTGAACACGTATCCGAATATGCTTATTGAGAGCATTGATGTGAGCGACGATGTGTCGACGCTATGCGCGCTCAAAGCTACTGTGAATCTTGTGCAGGTGCTGGTGGTTAATGTTGGCACAGAGAAAGTATCAGCGCGTCAGTGGACTACAGGTGCACAGAATAAGGCGCAGGAAGTGCAGCCTAAAGGCGATAACAGTACAGCTTTACGTAAGTTTGAAAAGGGCACTGGCATGGAGGTGAAGTGGGGATGAGCTATTATGAAATACCATTGACTACCACGCCTTTCGACCAGAAGACTTTTAAGCTGACGCTGGATGGCGAGCGTAACATCAACATCCTGCTGAAGCTACGCTATTATGATTTATACGAGCTGTGGGTGGCTGATGTCTGCGACAATAGCACAGGCGAAGAGTTGATCACAGGCATGCCGCTGGTGCCTGGCATTGATTTGTTAGGTCAGTACGCTTACCTGAATATTGGCAGTGCTCAAATCGTGGCTGCTGGTCCTACCACGCAGGAGCAGCCTGATAATGAGACATTAGGCTCAGCCTGGGTGCTTTTGTGGGGTGATGGCTCATGAGCAGTTATCTGTGGATGCGCAAATGGAAAATCCTCGTAGTTGATGCTCAGGACAAAGAGGCTTTGAACGTTTCCGACCTGCATGTGAAGTTTACGGTCAAAAAATCTCGGGAAATAAACAATTACTCAACTGTGGAGATTTACAATCTTACTGCTGCAACAGAGCAGAAAATCCTTAAGGAAGGCGACCGTATCATCATCGAGGCTGGCTATGAAGGCTATTTGACTGCTGGTGCAGATGGGACGATACAAGAAATCAAAGACTCCGAAGGTAATATCCAAGAGAAACAGTACGGCGTTATTTTCGACGGAAAAATTATTTATCCGTCCCGACGCAAGGAGAATAATACGGACTACGTGTTATCGCTCCTGTGTGTGGACGGCGCTAATGTGCTTGCAAAAAATTTTATTGCTAAAACCTTAAACAAGGGCGTTAATCAACGTCAGATTTTGGATGCGGTCTGCGAAAAGTCAAAAACAAAAATCCCGACGAATAGTATTACACAGGGCCTATCCGGGCAAAAGCTGCCGCGGGGTAAGGTTATTTTTGGCGAACCTAAAGATTATATTTCTGATATTGCCCGCGGTAACGGTGCGAGCTATTGGGTGAATGATGGCAAGCTGAACATGATAAAGCTTGCCGACGCTGCCAAGGATGAAGCTATCGTGCAAACGCCTACGACCGGTCTTGTCGGGATGCCGACGCAGACGCAGTATGGCGCAAATTTTAAGCTGCTGCTGAATCCTGCTGTACAGATGTGGTCCTTGGTGCAACTTAAAAATAGCGAGATTGCGGAAGCGCAGGTTACTCCAGGTCAGGCGCAGATGCCGCTTGATGATGAATGGATCTATCAGGTAATCGAGCTGACGCATACTGGTGATACGATGGGTAATGATTGGTATACGTCCTGTACGGCTGTTTCCCGCTATGGTAAGGGCGTACTGCCTGCTCTCATGGCCAACAATGCGCAGAATCCGAACGGAGTGTGATTTTATGATTGATTTAAATTTGCGTACGCCGAACGTCGAACGTCAGGGCGAACTTGACGCTCGTGCCGCTGCTATTAAGATGCGTGTGTGCGTGCCTGGTATCATCCAAGACTTTGATGCTGCTAGTCAAACGGTAACTGTGCAACCAGCGCTGCGAGAAAAAATGCTTGCAGACGGTGATGAATCATGGATAGATATCCCCTTGCTGGTCGACGTGCCTATTGTCGTGCCACGCGCCGGAGGTTATGCGCTGACGCTGCCGATACAGGCAGGTGATGAGTGTTTGGTTGTCTTTGGTGATATGTGCATGGATGGCTGGTGGCAGAGCGGCGGCGTGCAGAACCAAGTAGAGTGTCGCAGGCATGACCTGTCTGATGGCTTTGCTATTATCGGCGTGTGGTCGCAGCCTAGAGTAATCCCCGGCTACAGCACAGGCTCTGCTCAGCTACGCAATGATGCGGGCAGTGCTTACGTAGAGCTTGCCGGAGACACGATTAACATCGTAGGCGGTACGGTAAACATTAAAGCAGGGCGGGTGAACATCAATGAGTAGTGCAACGCGTTTAGACGATTTGGATACCGGTCATGATGCCTGTGCTCCGACAGCACTCGTATCGGCCAGTCCTAACGTATATATCAACGGCCGCGCTGCAGGACGCGTGGGCGATAGCTATGCACCTCATGGCTGCATTAACCACCCGACGCATAGCGGCGTCATCGCCAGCGGCAGCAGCTCCGTATACATCAACGGCAAGGCTGCAGGGCGCATTGGTGATCCCGTGAGCTGTGGCGGCACTGTGGCCGAAGGCAGCAGTAATGTGTTTATTGGAGGCTGATATGCAGGTTAGACGTTTAGACGATAATTGGGATTACTGCTTTGGTCGTGGCTCTCAAAATTACATCAGCGGCGTTGAAGCTGTCGGGCAGGCGATAAAGCAACGCCTGCTCTTGCTTTATGCTGAATGGTGGGAAGATTTAAAAGATGGGCTGCCGTTGTGGGAGCAGATTTTAGGCACATCTGGCAATGATGAAAACAGGCAGGCCGTTGACATTATTATCCGTGACCGTATAAGTGGCACGGAAGGCGTGCAGTCTGTCACGTCTTTTGAATCAAGCTACGAACGCAGACATTATAAATTTACGGCAACTGTAGAGACTATCTATGGCTCGTTGACTATTAGTAGTGAGGAGGTGCAGATGTGACGTATTTTAAACCTTATGTTTATAGTACGGGACTGCATATCCCTACCTACAACGATATTTTAGAGGATATGATTGCTGCAATGAAGCAAATCTATGGCGATGATATCTATCTGGACAACAGCTCGCCTGATTATCAGCTGTTGTCCATTTTTGCTCTCAAGCAAAGCGATACGCTGCAGGCTATGGCGTATGCCTACAACGCACGCTCTCCTGAGACTGCTATCGGCACGTCACTTGACAGCGTGGTAAAGCTGAACGGTATTAAGCGTAAGGCTGCCAGTCAGAGCACGTGTCAGGTAAAAATCACCGGCACGCCATTTACACAAATCGTTAACGGTGCTGTGCGTGACCGCGCTGGCCTGACGTGGGATTTGCCATCTAGCGTGGTTATTGACTCTAGCGGAACGACTTACACTGTTGCGACCTGCCGCACGACCGGAGCTGTGAGCGCTCTGGCTGGCGATATTAGCCAGATTGAAACGCCGACTTACGGCTGGGTGTCTGTAACGAATGAAGTTGCTGCTGTGCTGGGTAATGCGCAGGAGACCGATGCGCAGCTGCGTGAACGCCAGACTATCAGCACGGCGAATCCGTCGCAGACTATGCTGGACGGAACGAAGGGCGCGATTGCTGCTCTAAAAAATGTTTCCCGCTACGCTGTGTACGAGAACGATACCAACGTTAGCTCTGTAACGGATGATAATCCGTATGGACTGCCAGCTCACTCCGTGACCTGTGTGGTCGAGGGAGGGACGGATGAGGATGTGGCGGAAGCAATTTTTTTACACAAGGGCATAGGGTGTTATACCAATGGTGATGTAGTTGTAGAATATACGGATCAGAACGATTATATAAATCGTGTGCGATTTTTCCGCCCTGTCTACAAAGATATTTTTGTTAAGGTCGTAATCAAAAAATATACAGGCTATATATCCACTATGACTGTCAAAGTCCGTGAAGCTGTTTATAATTATCTGGCCGCGCTGACGATTGGCAGTGACGTATCTGCTTCAGTGCTGAGCAACATTATTACTGATTGTAATCCCTCGCTTACCAAGCCGATTTTTGGCATTAAGGAGCTGAAGCTAGGCTTGAGAAAGTCGTCCATGGCAGCGCAGGACATTGACATCGGCTTTAAAGAAATTCCGAATCCTGCGTATGCGAACATTGAGGTGACGCTGGAATGATGCAGAATCTTGATTATTATAAGCGCCTGGTTACGAGCGAATATCGCCACAGCCCACGCTTTACGGGGATGGTACAGAAGCTGCTTAGCTATGGTCTGGACATTGACAATAGCATAAATAATATGATTGTGGCGTTTGAGGTCGACAATGCTAGCACGGCTCAGCTTGACATTTTAGGCAGTATCGTTGGCGTAAGCCGCCAGCTAAAATTTGAGCCGTCTGCTGCTGCAATTGGTGATGTTATTTGTCCATCACCAGCAGAAATGGCAAGCGGTGAGGCTTATCCGATAATTTATACGCCTACGCCTGACAAATTGGCGAGCACGCCCATGCTTACAGGTTATCCGCCGGCCGAAATGGGCGAGGGTAATCTGCTGGATGACGAAGTTTTCAGATTGATGATTAAGGCCCGCATTATCCAGAATGCCTGGAAGGGCACAATTGGTGAGCTGTACGATTTGTGGGACGCTGTCATGGGCGCTAATAAAAAACTGTCCATTGAGGACTTGCAGGATATGAGCTACAACATTGTGCTGCAGGGCGACTACACTCGACTGGAGGAAGAACTCATCATCCATGCTTACGTTATCCCAAAGCCGGAAGGCGTGCGTATCAATGTGCTGACGTTTGTATCGGCAGACGGCTTGCCTTTGTTCAGTTATGATTATAATACTATGCGTTACAGTGGCTATGAGAGCCATTGGGCGGAAGCAGAAAAGGGGAATTGATAAATGGCAAACAGCAATTTTAAAGTATTCGCCGAATCCGCGGCGGCGCTGAATGTTGTGAGCGACGCAGAATATGCTACAGACCCCCAGCGCATTAATGGTGTTGTGCCGGGATTGGCCTCAGCGGCGTTGCACAACAAGTTATATAAGCAGGCTACCATCATGGCGGCAGCTTTAGCGCAGGTCCTTGTCGAGCAGGGGCAGGACGCTATGGACAGCGATTATGCTGCGCTTGTAGCATCACTGAAAAAATCGTTGGTGTTGTCGCTGAATGGGGAGAAGCCCGATAAAAATGGCAACATCCAGAAAAATTTTGTCTATAGCGTTGAGGGGAAAAAACCGGACAGCGGCGGCAACGTGTCTTTGAATATCGATTATCTCAACGCGATGAGCTTTGTCGGCTCTGTGGTAATCACTCGCGATAACATCAATCCCGGCACAAAGATTGGCGGTACGTGGCAGCTGCTGCAAAGCGGCCGCTATGTCCGTACTGCCGGTGCAGGTTATCCAGGCGGAACGATGGGCGGCAGTGATGGCTTTACACTGGGTGTAAATAATCTGCCTGCACATAGCCATGAAGCTACAATTTATGGTGCTGGTAATCATAAGCATGACATTTATGTCAGCAATTGGCAAACACACGGCGGCAGGGGTGGTGCAGGATATCAAGCTCATGAGCGCCGCTGGGGCGCAACTGAAGAGGCTGGAAATCACTCGCATCAAATATCCATCCAATCTACTGGCAATGGAGAAAAAGTAACTTTTGAGCCATCTTATCTGTGTTTATATTTTTGGGTGCGTACTGCGTGAGGTGAAGTAAATGAGTAATGCAAGAATACAGTTTAGCCTTGCAAGCGAGGATGTGTGGAATGCTTACAATCCTCGATTAAAGGAAGGCGAAATCGTCACTGTTTTAAAGGATAATAAAAAAGTTAAATTGGTGCAGGGCAAAGTCGGCGGTTCAACGTACAGTGAGAGCACTGTAATTTGGGACGAGAATCTGGCAGAAACAACTATGAGCCGTGCGGAGGCTGCTGCTGTCACTGCGACGGAACAGGCAACTGCTGCAAATGATAGTGCGTCTGCCGCTGCTGTCTCTCAGTCTGCTGCAGCAACGTCTGCAACGAATGCTAAAGCAAGTGAGAACGCTGCGGCTAACAGCGAAACCAATGCCAAAGCATCAGCGACTGCTGCTAAAAACAGTGCCACGTCTGCTGCGTCCTCTGCATCAACTGCAAGCACGCAGGCGGGCAAGGCTGCTGATAGTGCGATTGCCGCTGCCGGAAGTGCTACGCAGGCTGGTACGTTTGCAACAACGGCGACGGATAAAGCTATTGCTGCCGACAAGAGTGCTACTGCTGCCGCTGCATCAGCTGTAACCGCTAGCGACAAAGCGAGTGAAGCAGCAACGTCTGCAACGAATGCTGCTGGTGCTGCTGAGAAAGCGCAGGCGGCTAAAGATGACGCTCTTAACAGCCAGAAGCTTATTGAAAAATATAAGGCGCTGTGGTTTGATTCTATCGCCGCTATGAAAGCCGAAAAAAGCCTTAAGCCTGGTGCTGTTGCTTGCACACTTGGCTACTACTCTCCCAACGACGGCGGTGGAGGAACGTATATCATCCGTGCTAAAGATGACGGTGACGTTGATGATGGGGGTTCGGTACATGAGCTGGCTAATGGGTGTGTTGCGGAGCTGGTAGTGGAGAATGGTAAGGTAAATGTTAAGCAGTTCGGCGCGCAGGGTGATGGGGTGACGGATGATAGCGATGCCTTTATAAGATGTTGCAATAAAGTAACTGGTTTATATGTTCCAAACGGAAGCTATAAACTAAGTTCACCGGTTGATATTTCAAATATTAGTTTTCTTGAAGGCAATGGGATAGATACAGTCATTTGTGGCGTGTTGAATTCTATAAGCAATCAAGGCTATAGAATTATTAAAAATTTAAAATTTGCATCTTTAAATGATTCGCGTGCAGAAGCAGGACTGAAAGGCATATTTACACTTGCTGCTTTTGAAAACATTACATTTATAGGGTGCAAGATAGCAATGGATTTTACATATGGTACGTGGATTAATGTTTTTAGAAACATCAGTATACAATATTGTGATATTGGGATAAATGCACCAGACCAATTTAAT